CCTTGCGCGAAGCCTTCTCCGCAGGCGGTGCATAGCCTGTCACCGGCGCGGCAGCGATCTTCTCCACCGCAACGACGAGGCGCGTGAACAGTTCAAAGAATTTTTCCAGCATCAAGTAATCTCCTTCAGTGTGTTGGCAGTACCAGTTGTGACGTCTCGTCCGTCGGCTCCTCTTCATCCGCTGCAGCCGGCCCCACCGTGAACGTGCTCTCGATGGCGGCCAGTACAGGGAATTCCTGCTTGCCGTGCGTGCCGAGGTATGCGCGCATGGCTTCGGCGCACTGCTGCGCCTCTTTGATCTTCTCCGGGTCCTTGCCCAAGAGCCTCGCGACTGCGGCCCATATCTGTACGAGCTGCGGCGCAATCGGATCGCGCGCCAGCAGGACGAACATGGGCTCGTCAGGCTTCGCAGCGGCGTAGCAGTCGAACTTGCCCGGGTTGTTCTTGGTGCCCATCAGCCGAGCACCCAGCCGGTTACAGTCCCCAAAACAGCAACGGCTGCGTACCAGTACAATCCGCCGTGAGCAAGCACGAAGGAATGAAATGGCCCGTGACCATATGAACGATATTCGCGGTATGTTGGCATCAGAACTTCTTCCCGCCTGCAGCGAGGCGAGCCTCCTTGGTGTGATCCTGCCGCGTGGCGTTGTACCGCAGCTTCTCTGCGATTGCGCCGCCGATGTCGAGGTCGAAGCGGCCGCAGTAGTCGAGGATGCGGATGACGGCGTCGGCCAGCTCCACTTCCTCAGCCTTGCGGTGCGGCAGGTGTGCATCCTGCAAGCCCTTGCGAGCACCCTCCATCGCCTCTGCAATCTCGGAAACCATGAGCATGAGCTTCTCGCCCTTGTTCGGGTTCGGAAACCACTCGCCCGTGGAAACGTCGCGCCACCAACGGTCGTTGGCGTTGAAGATGTAGTCGCGCAGGCTGTTCACGTCGAACTTGATTTCGGTGTCGACCATTGACGCGTACTCGCTCACTTAGCCGCCCTCCGTTTGCGCTCCTCGATGATTGCATCCGTGCACCACGCGTACCCGGCCGCGTCGACCATGTTGTCGCGCTTCGGCTTGTGCACCTGCCGGCTGAGCTTCACGGCGCACATGATCAGCGTGACCTCCTCCGGCAACAACGGTTCCTTGAGCTTGTGTGCGAAGAGCGCGTTGACGATGCCCGCGGTGCGCGTGTAGTCGTCTAGCGGATGGCTATAGTCGGCCTGTCGCGGACCGTGCGTAAGCCGATGCGCCTCCTGCAACACGCTCTCCGGTGGAGGCGGCGAAGTGGAGATGCCGAGCGCGCCGCCCTCCGAGCGGTAAATGCGCCCCGAATCGCAGTCGATCGCCGCGACGACTCGCCCTGTCTTGGCGTCAGGGTCCTCCACAAAACGAATCACGGGCGGAATCTTTTCGATTTCCGTTTTGATCACGTTGTCGAAGGCCCGCTCCGTCTCTATGAGTTTTCCCACGTATTCACCTTGCATTTAGCCTCTCCAGTGACCGTCGATGATGATGATGAGCTGCCGTTTGCCGTCGGCATTCAGCAATCCGTGTGCGTTCAGCCAGCCGCTGGCGCCGTGGTTGTACTCCAGACGCAGGTGCGTCGAGGTGCCAACCTGATAGCAGCCCTCGTCGATGCCCGGCCGGTGCGAGTGGAAGATGATCGACTTCGTGCCAATGCGGCGCAGGTTCTTGATGCTGCCGCGAGCGCCGTTCGGCCCGATGTCGCCGTGCATGTCGAGCGCGACGTCGCCGAGCACGAAAGGCTCATCGAGGTCGAGCACGCGCGCTTCGGCCAAGCCCGAGTAGCGGTTGCGGAACCAGTACGCGAACGGGTCCGGATACGACGTACCCTTGCCGCTGTACTTCGCGCCCTCGCGCATGACGAGCGCCGTCTTGAGATAGAAACTGGAGTTCGCCGGGTCCTTCTTCCAGTCGGTCTTCTCGATCCAGCGCCGCAGGAAATCGTTGTGGTTACACGCCTGAATGATCGCCTTGACGTCCTTCGGCGTGTTCTGCGCGACGAACCGGATAGCGCGATCGACTTCGGCCTCGACGTTGTGCCTGCCGCTGTCGTATTTCGCCGCCGCGATGAACGGATTGCCCTCGTGGTGCGGGTTGCATGAATACCCATCGAGCAGGTCGGCGTAGATCAGGTGCTCCGGAAAAAGCGTCTCCACGATACCGTCGCGGCCATACGTGGCCTCTTTCACGAGCGGACATATGGCATCCACGTGCGTGTCACCCGTGCCAAGCGCCAGCGGGCGCGGCGCGCCCGTCACCTTGCCGTTGTCGCCAAAGCGCTGCGTAAGGTCGATGCACGCTGCATTCTCTTCGCTGAAGTGAAGCTGCCGCAGATGGAACAGCGAGCCCTTCAGCTCGACGAGCACCGCGGACAGCGTGTGGTGGAAGTGCCCGACCTTGCCCGTGTCTGTGATGGTGTAGTTTGGCACCGTGCACGCGCCAGTGGTCGTCATGATCTTCGCCATGCGGGAGCCGGGCGTCGGCACCGTGACGAGCTGCATCTTGGCGTGGCCGAAGATGGCCGAGGACGCACTCGACAGCGCATCCTTGCTGGACAGCGGTGATTGCCGCGTCGGCTGGATCGGCACATCGGCCATCAGCGTCAGGTTGCGATTGATGTCGAGCCGACGGTTCCAAAGAAACGGACGCACCTCCGGCGCGTAGTGCTCTGCGTTCTGCTGCGAGCCTGTCCACACCGACGTGGCGTTCTTGTAGCGGAACGGAATGACGAGCAGCTCAGCATTCTTGTGCTCGGCCATGCTGCGCAGGACCGCCCACCACGCTGCGTTCACGGGAGTGGCATTTTGCGCCGCCGTGATGATGAACCGCTTGCAGCCTTTGCGCAGGTCGCGACCGTAGTCGTGCGTTGGCGCGAAGGTGCCGTACATCGGATCGTGCAGCCTTTGGAAGTCCTCGAAGCTGGCGCCCTTCACTTTCGTGGTCACGAAACGGCCTCGCGCATCTTGGCAGCCATCTTCGTCGTGCCAACCCACAGACGTCGCTGCGACTTGCCGTGCTGCGCATTGGTCACGACGATGTGCGCCTCGAACTCCTCGCGGAATTTTGCGAGGTCCGTGGTGCTGATGCCGGAGTGCTTCAGGAAGTCCACTTCGGTAAGCCAGCTATCGCCGAGTGCCGCGAGCGTTTCCCTGATTTTCTTCGGGACGATGAAGTTCTTGTCGAACTGCGCTTGAAAAGCGCCGAAGTCGTTGCCTTTGACGGCAGGAGCGGATTTCTTCAACTGAGTACCTCCGGTCAGATGGTCGGCGTGACTGACGAACAGCCCGCGATGATGTTCTGGCGAATCGCCGCACTGTTGGCGATGTCGTACGCCTGCTGAAACGGCACGGGAGCGCCGAAGGTTTCCTGCATCTCCCCGGTGGCGTCCACCGCCATGAAAACTGTGTCGCGAGCCCGGTAGACGATCGTGTGCTTGGGGTCCACTACCACGTAGAAACCGATGGCTTTCCCGCACTGAATGAATGAGACCGACGCGAGCGGGACGGCCGGCTTCACGTCTGAATGCTGCTGAGCGTCAGCGGCCACAGAGAGCGCGAGTACTGCGCCCATCATCAAAGAAACAGTTAATCTCATGGTGCATATCCTCCGTTGCGTACAGGAAGGCGTGATTGAAGTATCGCGGCTCGCCGGTCATCGTCGCGTTCTCGGCGCTGGTCTCGAAGCTGCAGCTCGCGGCGTTCGCGCTCCAGCTCGATGCGTTGGACGTTGAACTCGTGCTCCGCCTTGCGCACCGCTTCGTGCTGCGCTGCTACGTTCTGCAGCACCTTCTTGACGCGTGCGCGATCCTTCGCCAGCAGCTTGCGGGAGTCCTGCATGCCCGCTCGGCGTCCTGCCAGCCACGCACCGCGGGCCTCGTCTTTGGTGACGTAGCCGTTGCGCGGTCCGACCGCGTCTATCGCTCTGTCCCACAGCGTTTTCTTAGCCATTGGGCTCTTCTCCGAAGATCGCTTTGCGTGCCGCTTCGACGCGCTCGGTAGTGATGCCCTCTGGCGGTCGGAACTGCATGCTGACTTGCGTGTGCAGCTCGCTCCATGCGTCGCGCAGTTGCGCGTATTGCAGGTACTCGCGGTAATTCGGCCAGCACTTTGCGGGGCTCGTGTACTGACCGCCGTCGACGTTGCCAGTCTTGATTTCCACGCGGGAAGTGAGCGCACGCGGTTCGCCTGAACGCTGCACCGTGGCCCACTTGCGCCCCACGGACAACACAGTAACTTC